CTTCAAAACCAAAACGCATTTCTGTTGCAGCTGGTGTTGTCCACATAATAAGTTGTCCTTTAGTTAGTTGATAAAGCAGTATTTTACTTTGTAAGCTAACTAAATTACAGTGAAAATGTATTAAAAAGGAGTAAGTAAAATGATGAAATGGATTCAGAATATTTTTACTAAAGGGTTAATAGTTTATATAATTAGCCTTGCTGTTTGTTTTAAAGTGTGGGATATTTATGCTTTATATAATGTCAATCATTTTAATTATATATGTAACACTAAAGGACAGTTGTTTAAGAGTGCTACACCAGGCAGTAAAGTGTTTGTAAGAAAGCAACATGAAACTTGTATAAATGGAGAAAATTTATGACTGATTATTTAGTAAACCCAAAGCATTATAAGTCTGACAAAGGCTTGGAGTGTATTGACTGCATAGAAGGGGTAGTAGAAGGATTAACAGGGATAGAAGCTACTGACACAGGAAACATTATGAAGTACTTGTGGCGGTGGAAAAATAAAGATGGTGTGAATGACCTTAAAAAAGCTCAATGGTATATAAACCATTTGATTGCTCATGTAGAAAACGACACAGAAAAACTAAAAACTATGGAAGAAATTTTAATTGACAAACAATTAGATGAACTCCATGACGAAGATTGATTTGAGAGAAGCACATCTATGTAATGTGTGTGATAAATATGCTTGTTACCATGATGGGAAACTATGGTGGTGTAGCTTAATATCAGAGGTTGGCACATATAACATGAGCGGAGTATGTAAGAATAAAAAAAAGGATAAAGATGATAAGTTGTCCAAAGTGTAAAGATATAGAGATGATATGGGGTGGCGACCATGACAATGATGACGAAGATGATAAGCAATATTTAATTATGTCTAATTTTAGTTGTCCCAATTGTGAAACAATAGTATATGTAAATTGGAGTGAAAAAAAATGACAAAGGGTAAAGAGATACTAAAAAAAAATAAAGAAGAACTACAAGACCATAAGTGGATTTGGGAAGGGTATCATTACACCATGACATACAACAAAAAAGAATTTTATATTATTCATGAATCAACAGGAAGGGTTATTACTAAAGGAAAATTTCAGGAGTAATTTATGTTAGCTGAAGGTTTGTTTATATTGACTGTAAGTTTAAGTGGTAATTATGATGATTTAGAATATGTAGGTAACTTTGATAATTGTACTATTGCTATGCAATACTTTAAAGAGAACTGCTCACAACATAAAGCAGCAAGTTGCACTCTAAAAGAATACACATTGCTACCACCAAATCATGTAGATATTAACCCATTTGATTTTGATACGATTAGAGAAGGGCAAAGTTGTGGTTTTGTTGGAGTAGATACAAGAACCTTTATAGGAGAAGATGATGATTGAATTTATTTTATTAGTAAGTTTAAGTGGTATGCCATCAGGAAATGTTTATGCTGGTTCGTTCAACTCATGCCAAGAAGCATTTACCTATGCAGATATACACTATGCTGATTGGCGTGGCAGAACTTGTGTTAGGGAAATAAGTAATGGGTAAAGGAAGCAGTCGCAGACCAACAGACGATAAAAAGTTTGCTGATAATTTTGATAGGATTTTTAACAACAAAAAGGATAAAGATGGCAATATCACCGACACAGCGGACATTAAAAAGATTAAGAGAAAAAGAAGAATATCCTCTCGTAACAATAGTAGAAAGGTGGAACGCATTTGCTAAAATTAGGCAAGACTTGTTTGGCATTATAGATATACTAGCAATAGATACAAAAGGAAACACAGTGGGATTACAAGTTACTAGCTACAGTAATATTAGTGCTAGAGTAAAGAAGATGGAAAATAGTGATGCTATCAGCCATCTGCGTGATGCTAACTGGGTGTTACTTGTAGAGGGGTGGCACAAGAAAGATAACAAATGGGTTAGTAGAATTGTTGATATAAGTTAAGGAGATTTATATGGAAAAGCAAAGAAGTAATTATACAAGTGATGAATTAAAAGCATTTGAAGAAAGAGCTAAAGATTTTATAGAAAGAAAACCAGAAGCAAGTAGAAAAAGAATTGCAGATTATGCTGGGGTTGGCATTAGTGTGTTAGAAAGGCTTGAAAAAAATGGCAACTTTAAATTACCTAAAGCTATGACATCTAAACAAATCAGAAGAATTAATAAAGATTGGGGAATAGGTTGAGGATAGAAAGGCTAATGGTTATATTAGAAGATTGGTCTAGGTGGATGAAGAAAGATTCACATAGGTTAGGCTACCCTAATAAAGTATCTTATCTTTCTAGCGGTGGAGAGTCTACCTCTGATGTGTTTGAACATATGGTAGATGAGTCTGATAAAAATAATGTAAAAATAGTTAATGCTTGTATAGACAGCTTACCTATAGAACAAAAGAAAGCTATTTATTACAGATGGCTTAAAGGAAACAAGCCTATATTCTATGAGAGAAATTTAGATTTAGCAACTGATAATCTTTTAACTATTGTAGGGAGGAGAATTTTTGCTTAATATAAAATTAGATGAAGCAACTTTTTTAGAGTCAGTTAAGTTTCATCAAGAGAATAATATTGGAATAAGAGGTTATGCGGATGGAAATAAAGAAGAACAATTGACAGGTATTATTGGACAGAATATTATTTGTCTTTATTTAGGGAAGCCATTTATGATTTCTGATGGGTTTGATGGTGGGGTGGATATTACTTTAAATGATTCAACAATAGATATAAAAACTATGGGCAGAAATGTTTATCCCCAGCCTTATTATGTAAACAATTTAATGGCAACCCAATTAAAATATAATGTAGATAACTATTTGTTTTGCAGCTACCATAAAAAAGATAAGGTATTAACTGTTTGTGGATGGATAGATAAGAAAGGATTTAAAGATAAAGCTAAATTTTACAAAGAAGGAGAAGTGAGAACAAGGAGTAATGGTACTGACTTTATTACTAAAGCAGACCTATATGAAATAGAAAATAAATATTTGAATAGAATTAATAATTACAATGAGTTATTAGGGGTAGGGTTACCCCTCACCCAATCAATTTAAAACGCACCACAAGGTTTGTGCGAGCTTCAGACAAGTATTAATCGTCTAAATCTTGAACATTCATATAAATACTGTCTACAATTAACTCAACACTACTGCCATCATCTAAATGAATCACCATAGTATCTTCACCATGAACTACATCTACATTGTCAATAGTTTTATCTAACATATGCAGTGCAATTAATTGAATGTCCATTTCCATTTTCCTTATATGGGAGAAGCCGACTGTGATTTTTTTGTTTCTATTGGTTTGTTTAGTTTTGACCACTTTCCGCAGTCTTGGCACTGAACTCTCTGCCAAATTTTTTTTAAAGCTAATGATGTTCCCCTTTTTTGTAAATGATTACCACCACAATTAGGGCAGACTACACCCTCTGATAATATATTGTGATTAGGATGAATGTTAATCCATCCCTGTAATCTATCATAAACTTCTTCTGTTAATTTAACATCATTAATATTATATTTCTTCATCAGCTTCCATGCTTTAGGATTTTTAGCCATGCACTCAATCCATAATGGCATACCTTGATGAGAGGTTTTCATTCCAATACCTAATACTTGAGCAATATAGTCAAGTTTATTACTAGCAAACTTAAACTTACCTCTAGCAGTATTAATTAAATCAATGTCTTTATATGGACTAGGTGGTGGTAACTTGTGAATAAGAAATTCTTTGTTAAGCGTTGGCATATCAAATCGTTTGCCATTGTAAGTAATAATAGCATCAGCTTCATTTATTAACTTATGTATTTCTTTAATCATCTTAATTGGAGTTGTGTCGTATACACTAGAAAAGTGTACCTTTTTTTTACCTAACCATTTAGCTGCCCAACATAACACAGTAGAGCTTTCTATTAACTGACCTATGCTAATGTTCTGTTGAAACAGTCCCCAATGAAACCCTGTGTGTGGAGATGTTTCTATATCTAAAATAAGTATCTTCATTAGTAAGCTACCTCTTTAATATCTTAACCAGAGTATAGCATTGTTCCTTCTTTATTAATAACTAAAGCCTGTCTGCGAGGTGCTTCTTTATCTTCGCAAAAAGAGATATGCACCCATCTATCAAATTCCAAGATAACTTGGTCATAAGGAATATCGGAATTAATAAGAGCGAATACAATTTCGTTAGGAGTTCCAAACTGACGACAAGTAAAATCGCAAGCCAATCCTTTAATGTGTGCAGAAGTTCTTTTAGAACCGAGTAGTTCATTAAGCTCCAAATTGCGATAGCCAGAAGAACAAAATATAGGCTTATTATTAAGAAGTTCTCTAACATCTTCCATCTCCATTGCTAATTTATAAAGGTTTTCTTTTTCATGTCTTGCTGCTGTGTCTGAATGAGTTAATTCATCCATACTAAAATTAGGACTTGCCATTATCATTTATTTAAACCATTTTTCTTTTCGTAACTTCTTAAACCACCTAGACCTAGCATACCCATTAACACAGGTAACATAGTAGCTGTATCAGCTTGAGGTATTATCACTCCAAAAGGTGCAGCAAGTGGTGATATAAGAAAGTTTATAGCAAACCCTGCAACACATACCCAACCTACTGCTGGTCTCCATCCTGCCTGAAACCATGCACCTTTAGCATCTTCTTTGTTTACTGCTATCTGTGCTAATGCAATTTCATGTGCTTGTCTTTCTGCAAGTGTAGCTATTTCATGTGCTAGTTTATTTTTAGTATCTGCATCAGGTATAAATTTATCTAGTAGTGCTGCGACTGGTGATATAAGTGCTGCTAACATTAGTTACTCCATCCATAAATTAAAGCTAAAATAACAGGCGTAATAGGTAGTGCTGCTAACACAGCTAGTGTAAATATTACTGGCTTACTAAATAGCTTATCAAAAGATTTTTGTTTGTTGTTCATTATTGCATCCAGTTTCTAATAGCTATAGATATTAAGCCACCAATAAAGGAAGCTATCCCCATACCCATCCAAAAACCACCTTTAGATTTATTAGCTAAAGCCAACATTTCTTTCATGTCTTTTTGGAGTTCGTCTTGACCTTTTTGTAATTGCTCTATTTGCTCTTTCATTTTGCCAAACTCTACTGGGTTAATATCGGTCATATATGTTTACCTAAAATTTATTGGGTTTTCAATTATTGGGTCAATTCCAAGCCAATCTGATATTGGCAACCCATCATCTGGATTTAGTCTATCATTATATTTTTCTGCTCCTTCTCCCAACAAATTATATGCAGGACTACCAGCTATAGGGAATTTCCTTCCTAATTTTAAGAAGTCATCTACAGTTAATTCTTCATCTTTGTTTACTGCTTTGTCGTATATTTTAGCAACATCTATTGCAGGAGAAAGTACTGCTGATGGTGGCATCCATAAATCTCCAATCCAATCTCCAAAATTGCCATCAGATAAAGTTTTATCCCATGCGTATTCACTAACACCAAAGTTTTTTACTATATTAAATAACCATTTTTGTGGAATAGTATTTATATTAATATCCCTACCTTTAGCAAAGTCATTTGCTAATTCAACTGTAGTATTTCCCCCGCCAACTATTGTTGCATACCTAGTGGCAGCACGAGTGCCATTAACTATGTTACCTTTAGCAAATTCATCTGCAATGGTTCTTTTCATAATGTCTAATTGTTTTATAGTAAATGACATTAAGGAATAAAATGCACGACCATTTCTCATATTTAAATAATGTAAAGGCATCTCTGATAAAGATATAGGTTGTGTATCGGATAATTTGTGCCACATATACAGCCTTACATTATCAGTTAATTCCCCAGATTTTAATGCAGTTTCAAATGATTGGTATTCATCACCATAAACCTTACCCCATTTATTCTTAAAAAGAATCCTTGCATTTTCAGCAGTCTTACCTATAGCTTTAGGACTAAACAAATCACGAGCTTCATTCCACGCAGCATTAATAGCTGTTTCTTTTCCCAATCTATCCACTCTCCTAAAGCCAGACCCTGTCAATCCTTTATTTAAAAGTTTAGAAGATAGTCTGCTTTCACTTTGAATTTCAGCAGTAATAACATTATCAAGCCCTACATCACTTAACTTTGCTATTTTTTTTCCAGCTAATGCTTTTACTGCGTTCCAAAGGCTCGTTTGATTTGCTGATTGTGATATATCACCAGTCTGAACTATTGCAGAATATGGGTTTGCTATAGTTGTTAAATAAGTATAATCTTTAAAAGAACTAACCCAATTATCTGGAGCTTGTGGACCTTTTATAAATCTTGCGTGTAATAAATCAGATAATTTATTTAAAGATTTTTCGCTAATAACATTACCACTTTCTCTTTCTTTTGCAATTATTGCTCCAATAGAGCTGTTCATATCTATTTTATTAATTTCATTTTCAGCTACATCTTTACCAAAAAATTTTCTTAATTCTATTTCTCTTTGAGTTTTTCTAATGTAATCAGGAAGTCTGTCTATTGCATCTTGATAATATGGTTGGGTTGTTTCAGATACATCTCCAGCAGTTCTTCCTTTTAAATATCCTGATTTACCTAATCCTAACGAACCTGTTCCTTGTTTGTTTACAAAATTATTAGTTATTGCTGCAACCTCATCAGAACCTAATTTATCTCTCGCTAACATTGTTCCATCTTCACTATCTTTTAATCCTAATTTAATAGCTCTATTATTAAGTAATGTTTGTAAGGCAGTTGTTTTTTTAGTTCCCAGCCTAGCATATAAACCATCTAAATCATTAACCTTTCTAGGAAAGTATGCTTGCCTTCTTGCTAATTTTAAACCAACTCCTTGAAGGTCATTAAATATTCTTGAAAGAATTTTGTTTGTGTTTTTAAAAGAATTAATTATTTCTTTTGGACTCATTTTTAATTTTTTTATTATTTTAGAATCTAAATTTTGTAATGTTTTAATTACTTTATATTGATAACCATTATTTAAATCTCGTTCTAATTTATTATAAAGAGGTAAATCAGATTTTTTAATTTGACTTATTACTTTTAAAAAAGGCTTTACAACTTCTAATCTTCTTGTTGTATTAATTTGTTCTGAAAAATCATGTAGTCTTAATCGGTTATATATAGGTTCAGATATTTTTTTTATTATAGTAGATATTGGAGATAAAGTATCACTTACCCATCCAGAAAATCCAGTAGCAGGTTCATATCCTTTATTAGGATTTGTTTTTATTGCATTTTGAATTAATTTATTATCTAAAGTTCCATACCTATTTAAAAATGTAGGAATTTCTCTATCAGTATTAATTAATGTTTGAGCTAATTTTGTTGGTGAAATTTTTAACATAGCCCTTGCTAGTTTAGAAGATTCAATTATATCTAACCCATCATTTAAGTTTTGAGCTATTTGATATTCATAATTATTAATTAATTCATCAGCTTTTTTAATCTTTGTTTTTGTTAGTTTTCTATCTTTGTATATTGGTTTTGTTATAGAACTTTTCATTCCTATAAATGGTAACATTCCTAAAGCAAAACTATAACCAATTTGACCTGCTGTTCCTACACCTTCTTCTTTTAAATATTGCTGACTTCCTCCAACAACTGATGTACTTACTAATTGCCTTCCTTGATTTTCTACAAAAGTTTTTTGTATATTTTTTCCCATTGTGCTAGTAGGCTTAAATAATTTAGCAATAGAATTAACCCCACCTGTAAAAGGAAGATATTTAATCATTTCTTGATTTATTCTTTCACCCTTATCTTCAGCATAAGGGACTCCCATAGAATTTAATCCAGGTGTTGTTACTGTTTCTGTAAGTGGTTTAATTTTAAAAGGTTCTTTTTTAGATGAGCCGCCAGTAATTAAATCTGCAAAACCTTTATCTGAAACTTTATCTCTACCATTTATAATATCTCTGGCTAATAAAAATTTATCTTTAGCTCCAAGCAATGTGTTGGCTGTAAATCTAACTGGTGATGTAATAAAATCTCCAGCTTCTGACAAACCTTCTACTCCACCTCTTCCAGCTAATCCTAATTGTCGCATAAGCTGTGCAGGTATTTTTTTAGGTTGAGGAATAATTTTATTTAATAATTTATTTCCCACTCTAGGAATATTGGTTTTAGTAACTGGGTCAAAAATAGGTGTTTCATCCCAAGTTCCTATTGCATTACCTTCAGCATCTCTATCCAATCTTGAGCCTTTATAAGACTCTGATTTTTCTGGTTCAATCGCTGATTCAATATTTTCAGTTTGTTCTAAAGGAGTATAATTTGCTTTAGCATAATCTAATGCTTCTTTTTCTGTTGCTCCTTCTGGAGCTGTAACCTCATATACATCTCCTTCTGGAGAAGTTATTTCAAATTGTGCCATGTATTATCCTTGTTATTTTCTTTTTATTCCCCATTCACCCTTACCTGGAGCAATAGATGTTCCACCAGTATATGGTTTAGGTACAATTAGATTTAAATTATCATCAGTACCCCAAAGCCAAGAATCCTCTGTACTTTCTTCTGCTTTTATTTTTTTAATAGCTTCTGAAAGAGCTTGCTGTCTAGGCATTGTTTTATTTTCTGCTTGAATATTATTTGCCATATCACTAATAAACCTTTTATCTTCTTCTGATATTGTTAAATCTAAACCAGGTTTTAATTTACTATACATGGATTTAAGGGTTTTATAATCTTCTTTAATTAAATCAGATGTAAGATTTTTAATTTTAACTTCACCTTTAGTCCCTTTTAATTCATTGTTTATTATTTGTTGATAATTATTCCATTCTTTACTTCCTTCAGCGTAATTAGATTGTTCTTCTAATAATTTTTGGTATTTAGATGGAGTAGTTGTTTTTTTAGTTAATTTAGTTATTGCACCTTGAGTTTCGTTATAACTTTTAGTTCCTGGAGTTAATTTGCTTAAATCAAATTGCAATTTTTTTAAATTACTTGGTGCATAAACATTAGGTTTTACCATGTCATACATTTGAGCTATG